CTCTTCCGATCTGAGGAGGAAGGAGCCCGCCATGAATCGCCGAATTGTGTACGGGTTGGGGGTCACGAAACCCTTACGTAGCAAGGGTTTCCGGGGGTCCACGTTTTGGCGAGATTTCGCCCGAAAAACTTTACGGCGCGACCGAGGGGGTTTGCTGATGCCTGGCCCACTGCCCGAGACGAACAAGCGGCGCCGCAATGCGCCCACGATACCCACGACGTCGCTCCCGGCGAGCGGGTTTGACGGTGAAATCCCAGACCCGCCCAAGAGCTACGACCTCAGTTCGAGTGGTGCGGCGTGGTGGGCGTGGGCGTGGCGCACGCCGCAAGCTGCTGCTTGGTCCGCCGGCGATCTGTACGTGCTGGCGCGTCGAGCGTCGGTTGAGGATGACATCAAGTCGATCGACCTCGTTGACCTCACCATCTGCCTCGACGGACTCGGCGAGGCGGAGGAAAGCGAACTGCGGGCGATCTTTGCTCGCGTGAAGGCGCTAGTCACTGGTCGACTCTCACTGCTCAAGGAGGCGCGCGACCTCGACGACCGCCTCGGCTTGACGCCGAAGGGGCTCGCCGCACTGCGCTGGAAGATCGTGGCCGACAAGGAACCGAAGGCCAACCCGACCGGCGATCGAGAGAAGGGCAAGACGTACGGCCATCTCAAGACGGTCGGCTGATGCCGTGGCGCGGGCCCGAGCATCACGACGACTTCCCCTCGCTCGGTTGGCAGCTTCTCGACTGGTTCGAGTGCCTGCCATCACCGCGCGATCCGTCCGAGTCGCTGAGGTTCACCGACGAGCAGGCGTTGCAGTTGGTCGAGTGGTTCGCCATCGACCCACTGCGCGGCGAGTTGATTCACCGCCGCGGCTTCTCGCGCCGATCGAAGGGTTGGGGCAAGTCCCCGGTCGAGGCGGCGAAGGTAATCGCCGAACTGGCCGGCCCCGTGAAGTTCGACGGATGGGACGCCAACGGCGAGCCCGTCGGCAGGCCGTGGGGTGGACCCGGCGACCCGCAGCCGTGGGTGCAGGTGGGTGCCGTATCCGAAGATCAGACGGACAACACCTGGTCGGTCGTCTACTACTTCCTGACGGAGAACGACGGCGCCGCCGCCGACGAGCTTGGCATCGACCCCGGCCTAACTCGGTGCTTCCTGCGCAACCGACCGGGGGCGAAGCTCGAGCCGGTGACGGCCTCGGCGGGCTCCCGCGAGGGACAGCCGATCACGTACGCATGTCTGGACGAGACACACCTCTGGACGCCGACGAATGGCGGTGTGAAGTTGGCTCGAACACTGCGGCGCAACGTGGCGAAGATGGGTGGCCGGTCCTACGAGACGACCAACTCGTTCGTCCGCGGCACGCGCTCGGTTGCCGAGGCTTCACACCGTGCGGCAATGAACGGCGCTGCCGGCGTCTACGCGGACGAGATTGAAGCGCCAACGGAGATCAACGGCGAGCCGGTGACCCTCGAATCCACCGACGCCGACCTCAGCGAGGCGCTACGCATCGCCTACGGAGGGTCATGGTGGGTCGACACCGCTCGACTGATCGCCGACATTCGCGACCCCGACGCCGACTGGGAAGAGTCGTGCATGTTCTTCCTGAACTGGAATCGGGACAAGGCGCCCGAGAGCACCGCAGATCCGCGGTCGATCAACTTGACGACGTGGGACCGTCTGGCAGTCGCGCCGGACATCGCAACGTATGACAAGTCGACCGCTCGGCTGGCGGTGGCGGTGGCGCATGATCGCTCATGGACGACCATCGCCATCGCCGGCACGAACACGCAGGGCTTCGCTCAACTGCGCCTCGTCGCCAACCTCCCCGGCACGGACGGCGTAGCGGCCCGAGTCGACGAGCTCCGCAAGGAGCTAGCCGAGGAGGGCAACGATTCGCCCGTCGCGGTCGTGAAGGGTGACCCGATCGCTGACGATCTGGTCGCACTCGGTATTGAGGTCGACGAGGTTGGCCCCGGCGACAAGGCGAAGGCCACGCAGAAGCTGATCGACGCCACGAAGCTCGACGCTCCAACCGTGCGCCATCAGGGCGAGCCGGCGCTGCGTAAGTCGATCGAGTTGGCGATTCTCAAGACGTACGGCCGCACGGGTGTCACCTGGGCGGTCAGACCCGACGAAGGCGAAATCTCACCGCTCGACGCCGTGACGATGGCGTTCGGTCGGCTGATGACCGTTGAGCCCGAGGACGAGTTCTTCATCTACTGACCGGAGGTCGCACCATGCGTGAGAAGTTGACGACCCTCGGTGAACTGGGCGGTCTGGCTGCCGTTGCCACCGGTTTCGGGATGATCTGGCCTCCGCTCGGCGTGATCGTCGGCGGTTTGGCCCTGTTCGGCGCCTCATTCGCTGTTGGCGGTGACGAGTGAGCCTGTTCCGCGGCGCGCTGTCCCGCACGGAAGAACCCGCTCGGACCGTCGAACGTTCGGCCTATGCGCCGTCGTTCTCCGAGTGGATGGCGCTCGTTTCGGGTGGTTCGACCACGGGTTCGGTGTCCGTGGCGAATGCTGGCACGGTCGGCAAGGCGCTCGGTCATCCGGCCGTGTTCCGCTCAATCAACAAGATTGCCGGGATCGTCGCTCAGATGCCGATGGCTGCGATGCGTAACGGCTCGAAGGTCGACCCGACGCCCGCCCTGCTCCGCTCGCCCTCCGGCCGCTTGCAGCGCCCCTCGGAGTGGAAGCGCACGATGGCGACCTCGATGCTTGCCTCGGGCGCGGGGGCTGCGCTGGTCGACTCTGACCGGCCGACCCGCATTGACCTGATCGACCCAAAGCGCGTCGAGTTCGACGAGATGACGCAAGAGTGGCTGCTCGACCGCAAGCCCGTGAAGCGGTTCCCCGAGGGGCCGTTGTGGTATGTGCCGCTGATGACGCTGCCGGGTTCCCCGGTGGGCGTCAACCCGTTGGAGTATGCGCGTCGCACGACGTATGCGGGCCTCGCTGCTCAAGAGTTCGGCGGCAACTTCTTCGCTGGTGGCGGTCACCCCACGGCGATCGTTGCACCCGAGAAAGACCCCGGCCAGGACGGCGCCGAGAAGTTGAAGGCGAAGGTCGCCGAGGCCACGTCAGGCACGAACCGCGAGCCGCTGGTGCTCCCGCAGACCGTCAAGTGGATTCCACTACAGATCAACCCCGACGACTCGCAGTTCGTCGAGCTGATGGGCTTCTCGTCGGCTCAGCTCGCCGGCTTCTTCGGCTTGCAGCCTGAGCACATCGGCGCCCCGATCGAGGGGTCGAGCGTCCAGTACAGCAACCGTGAGAACCGTCAGCAGGATCTCTTGCAGGACGCAATCATGCCGGTCGTTCTGCCGATCGAAGAAGCGCTCTCAGAGCTACTGCCAAACGGGCAGACGGTGAAGTTCAACCCCGAAGGGCTGTTGCGCTCCGACCAGGCCGCGCGCTTCACCACGTACGAGCTCAACGCCCGCATTCAGCAGATGACCGGAATGCCAGTGCTCTCCAACGACGAGATCCGAGCGCTTGAGAACCGCGAGCCATTGAACCCGGGGGACTACACGCAAGGAGCGGCCGAATGACCGTGAAAGCACCCAAGAACAACCTGTGCCGTGCCGCGTCATTCGAGATGCGCGCCGACGACAACGGCGACGGCTTCACCCTCGAAGGGTACGGCGCAGTGTTCGACACCGCCACCCGCATCGACTCATGGGAGGGCCGCTTCGACGAGGTGATCGCCCCTGGCGCGTTCCGCAAGACGATCAGCGAGCGCACCCCGGTGTTGCAGTTCGATCACGGCCACGACGTCGCCACGGGCTCGGTGCCCATCGGTGCCATCGAGGAGCTGCGCGAGGACGAGCGCGGCCTGTTCGTACGTGCCCGCCTCCACGACAACGCCCGCGTCGAGCCGATCCGGCAGGCAATCGCCTCTGGCGCCATCGACGGCATGTCGTTCCGCTTCCGCGTCACCCGCGAGGAATGGGACGAGTCCGGCGACGACGTTGCTGTTCGCACGATTCGCGAGGTCGACCTGTTCGAGCTCGGCCCGGTCGTGTTCCCCGCCTATGAGGCCACCACGGTCGGCGTGCGCTCCATGCTCGCCGGTCTGGACCCCGATGACCGCAGTCGGCTCGTTGCTGAACTGCGCCAAGAGATCGCCCCCTCGGGCGCCGCCGCTGATACCGGCACCTCCGAGGACGAAACCGACGCCGGCGAACGCGCCACCTCGGACACCCCACCCACTCGCACCGGCGCCACTATTCGCGCGCTGGTCGCTCTGTCCTGAAAGGGCACACCATGTTTGCTGAGAAGCTCCGCAAGGATCTCGCCGCCGTCACCACGGCCCGAGACGCCAAGAAGGCCGAACTCGAGAAGTTCGCCACCGACCTCGACACCGAGGCTCGTTCCGCCACCCCCGACGAGGATGCCCTGGTGTCCGTCGCTCTCGACGAGATCAAGGCACGCAACGCCGAGATCGCCGACATTGAGGGCCGTCTCGAAGTGATCGCCGAAGCCGAGAAGGAGCGCAGCGCCGCGACGCCGTTCCAGATCGTCCGCGAGAAGGCCGACGCCACCGACGCCGCGCTCGACCGCAACGCTTCGCCGGTCGAGATGCGCGACGCCGTTCTCCGCTCGCTCGACGAGAACGACATCGACGACACGCAGGTCCGCTCGCTGTTCAAGCGCCACGGCAACGACAACGCGTGGGCGCGCAACATCGTCGCTCGCTCGACCGACACCTACGCTTCGGCGTTCGGCAAGTACATCACCGGCCGCGACATGCTGCTCTCCAACGAGGAGCGCGCTGCAATGTCGGTGGGCACCAACGCCAACGGTGGCTTCCTGGTGCCGACGCACCTCGACCCGACGATCATCCTGACGAACGAGGGCAGCACGAACGCCATCCGTCAGATCGCCCGTGTCGTCACGCTCACCGAGGGCAACCAGTGGAACGGCATCACGTCCGCTGGCGTGTCTTCGAGTTGGGCCGCTGAGCTCGCCGCGGCAACCGACGCGTCGCCGTCCGACTTCGCACACCCCGGTATCCCGGTCCACCGCAACGACACCTACGTCACGGCGTCGATCGAAGCGTTCCAGGACATCGACGGACTCGCCAGCGATGTGCTGATGCTGTTCGCTGACGCCCGCGACCGCCTCGAAGGTGCGGCCCACTGCACCGGCAGCGGCAACGATCAGCCGACCGGCATCTTCACCGCCCTGGACGCGAACACGAACGTCGAGGTCGTGTCGACCACGGCTGCGACCATCGGCCTCGTCGACTTGCAGAAGATGCGCCGCCAGGTCGGTCAGCGCTGGCGCGGTCGTTCGTCCTGGGTGATGAACCCGGTCTACGCCGACGAGGTCAAGCGCCTGGGCACCGCCCTGTCGGCGTCGTACTCGACCGACATCACGCAGGCGAACACCGACACCCTGCTCGGCCGGCCCGTCATCGAAACCGACGACGCACCGGAGACGCAGACCACCACGGTCCGAGACAACGAGATCGTGTTCGGTGACTTCTCGAACTACGTCATCGTCGACAAGCCTGGCTCGACCTCGATCGAGTTCATCCAGAACGTCGTGAACGGGTCGGGCATCCCGACCGGTGCTCGCGGCTGGGTGATGTGGAATCGCAGCGGTGCGGACAGCGTGAACGATCTCGCCTTCCGCATGTTGCAGGACAAGACGAGCGCCTAGCTCGTCTCCTAACTGGGGTCGCCGTCCGATGCGCGGTGACGGCGACCCCAGTACCGCGCAACCGCGCCACACGAAGGGGGACCAGTAATGGCAACCGTGAGAGTCAAGCAAGGTGTCGCCGCGAGCGTTTACAACCCGGCGACAGAGACGAGGGAGATCCTCGTACCGGGCAAGCCCTACGACACCGACGATCCGTTCGTCAAAGAGTTCGCATGGGCGTTCGAGTCCGACGTCGAGCAGGCAACTGCCGCGCCGGGTGAGAAGCGCACGACCAGCCGGCGCAAGTGACTGAGCTCGTCTCGGTCGGGTTCCTACACCCCGGCCACTACGCGGCGTGCTTCGCTGAGTCGCTGACCGAGTTGCTGTTCCATGACGCCGCTGGAAAGCAGCGGATCGTGTCGCATCGGTTCGGGAAGATGGGCAAGGAGTGCGGTTCGGGCGGCATCGTCGATGGGCGCAACAAGCTCGCTTCGACGCTGCTCGATGAGTCCGAGTCGGAGTGGCTGTTCATGGTCGATTCCGACATGGGTTTCGCGCCCGACACCGTGGAGAAGCTGATTGCCGCGGCGAACCCCGAGACTCGCCCCGTTGTGGGCGGGCTGGCGTTCGCGAACAAGACCGATGGCCGCTCGTCGTACTACGGCGTCCGGTATCGCCCGGTGCCGACGCTGTACGACTGGCACGAAACCGACGACGAAGCCGGGTTCATTCCTCGCTTTGACTACAACCGCAACGCTCTGTGCGAGGTGTCCGCTACCGGTGGCGCCTGTCTGCTGATCCACCGCTCGGCGCTCGAGAAGATCCGTGATCAGTACGGCCCGGTGTGGTTCGACACGATCCGGCACCCGAAGGGCGCTCACTTCTCCGAGGATCTGGCGTTCTGCGTCCGCCTCGCTGGCGTCGGTTTGCCGCTGTTCGTCCACACGGGCATCCGCACGACACACGACAAGGGGTCGGCGTATCTCGATGAGGCGTTCTTCGACGCCTTCATGAACGCCCGAAAGGGGTCTGACTGATGGCTATCGGTGATCCGTACGCAACAACGGCAGAGCTCAAGGCGTATGCCCGCATCACGGACACCGATGACGACACGGCGATCGCCACGGCCCTACTCGCATCATCGCGGGCGGTCGACGAGTTCTGTGGTCGCCAGTTCAACGACGCGGGCGCAACCTCGACGCGCGCGTTTCGTTCAACGGGCTGCACCCGCGCCGATGTCGACGACTTCCACACGACAACCGGACTGGTCGTCAAGACTGCGCCGAGCTCGGACGGCACGTACGCAACGACACTGACCGCTGCCGAGTACACGCTCTCGCCGCTCAACGGCGTCGTCAACGGGTACCCCGGCTACCCGTACGACACGATCCTGCTGGACCGTGGCGACGCGTTCACGTCGAGCTACGGCCAGCCCGAGGTTCAGGTGACCGCTCAATGGGGCTGGGCCGAGGTGCCCGCAGCCGTGAAGCAGGCCACGCTCATCATGACGGCTCGCGTGTTCGGTCGCCGCAACTCCCCGCACGGTCAGCCCGTCGTGGGCGCTGGCGACTTCGTGTTTCGAGTGTCGCGCGATGACCCCGACATGGTGAACCTGCTCGCCCCGTACCAGCGCGTTCAGTTCGGCATCGCCTGATGGCATCACTCAATGACATTCACGAAGCGATCGCCGAAGTCGTCGGCGGCGTTGATGGCATCCGAGGGTTCTCGTATCCGCCGCAGGGAGCCTCGCCCCCGCTGGCCTGGCCTGAACTCGACGACTGGGAGCCGTCCGCAATGGGGCGCGCCGGCTGGAAAGAGTACCGCTTCGACCTGTACGTCTGCACGGCGCTCGGCGCTCGCCCGCAGGACGGCTACAAGTCCCTGGTGGAGTACGCCGACTCATCGAGCACCAAGTCGATCGAGCTCGCCCTGTGGGATGCGGTCGACCAGCCAGCGGGCACGTTCAACGACGTCGCCAACGTGAAGCTCTCCGTTGCGGGCTTCCGCAAAATCGGCCGCATTGATGTCGATGGGGTCGAGATGTACGGCGGCGTATTCACCCTCAATGTTGCCACGAAAGGCGCGTGACTGATGTTGGTCTGTATCAAAGAGCACGACGTGCCCGGTTTCGGCACGGTCCCGGTCGGTTCCCGTTGGGAGGCTGATAGCGAGTACGTGCAGGTTGCTGCCGCGTTCGTTGACGAGGACGCCGAACCCGAGAAGCCGTCCAAGAAGAAGGTTGCGGCCAGGAAGGGTGACGGCTGATGGCTATTCAGTATTGGAGCGACATGTCCATCCTCGTCGGATCGCAAGAGGTGTCCGGAACCGCCAAGGCGTTCAACCTGAGCACCGAGGTCGCCGCGCTCGATGCGACACCACTCTCGACGACTGGCTGGGTCGAACTCATCGGCGGGCTCAAGTCCGGCTCGGTTGACCTCGAACTCATGTCGGAGATGACCGAGGACGGTCAGGACGCCGCGGCGTGGTCGTATCTCGGCACCGCCGACATTCCGCACTCGATCGTCACGAACTCCGCTGACGGTTCAGTCGCCTACACGTTCCGCGGCCTGCCGCTGTCGTTCACCCCGTTCGAGGGCAACGTCGGCGACATCGCCATGACTCGGATCTCGGGTGCGTCATCGACTTCGCCGGTCGTGCGAGGGCAACTGATCCACCCGACCTCAACCGACCGCACGTCGAGCGGCACCGGCACGGGACAGCAGCACGGCGCGGTTGCGTCGGGCAAGTCGCTCTACGCAGCCCTGCACGTCGTCTCGGCGTCCGGCTCGTCCCCGACGCTTGACGTGATCGTGCAGTCGGATGACAACGGCAGCTTCACCACGCCAACGAACCGCATCACGTTCACGCAAGCAGCCGAGGCATCGCATCAATGGTCTTCGGTTGCCGGCGCAATCACGGACGACTACTGGCGCGTCACATTCACGATCGGCGGCGGCTCGCCGTCGTTCAACTTCGCTGTCGTCATCGGCATCGTCTGACCACCCCCGAACACCCCCAATCCCAGGAGATCCATCATGGCCGTTTTCGCTCTGACCAGCGTCACCACCACCATCAACTCGGTCGACTACACCGACCACCTCAAGAATGCGACGCTGACCGTGGACGCGGCGCAGCTCGACACGACCGACTTCTCGTCGGCTGGCTGGGTTGAGGTCATCGGTGGCCTCAAGTCGGGCCAACTGGCGCTCACGTTCAACGATGACGTTGCCAACACCAACGTCGATGACAACCTCTGGGCGCTGCTCGGCACGGTTGTCGCGTTCACCGTCAAGCCCACGTCAGCATCGGTCGGCTCGAGCAACCCGTCGTACTCGGGCAACGTGCTCATCACGTCACACGCGCTCGGTGGTGGGGTCGGTGAGTTGGCGTCGAAGTCGATCACCTTCCCGACGTCGGGCGCCGTCACTCGCGCCGAGTCCTGATGACCGGGAGCGCCGCGGATGGGTTCAGTCGTCGGGCGAAGGCCCTCGAGAACTTCCATCACGATGCGCTCAAGAAGCACGGCGCCAACCTGCGGCGAAAGCTGTTGCAGTCGGCGAAGGATGCGACGGGCGGCGATCGAGCGCTGTCGGGCCTCGGCAGCACGCCAAAGCTCGGCATCACGCTTCGCACGGCGAAAGGCAACGCGACGTCTTCGGTGACGCTCAAGCCATCACCAAAGGCGGCGCGCGGGCCGTGGGTGTGGATGGATCAGGGCACGCGTCCAGGTATGCGCGCCAAGCGGCGTTCTGCCCGCGTTGGTCGCTCTCGCCGCGACTCGCAGGTGACCGGGTTCGGCTCGTACCGACACCCAGGCACGAAGGGTAAGAACGCCTGGTTTGGCGTGACTGACCGTGAGTTGCCGCTAATCGCGAAGGAACTGCAACGCCGGTTCGACGTCTCGTCAAGGTGAAGGGGGTGGCCTGATGGCCGGACGCAGTACACAGATCCTTGAAACGGTCCTGTCGGTCATCGATCGGGCGACGACGAAGATTCGCGGCGTCGAGTCCGACGCTCGTTCGTTGGAGTCGCTGGACCCTGAAGTCCAGATCGACGCCGACGACAACGCGTCTGACGACATCGCGGACATACGTGACCAACTTCAACGGCTGGACAGGGACGAGGCCGAGGCCCTCATCAAGGCTGAGAAGTCGAAGGCTGAGCGCGACGTTCGGTCGATCCGCAAAGAAATTCTGGCCGTTGATGACCTCGACGCCGAGGCCGAACTCCGAGCCGACAAGGACCAGGCGCAGAAGCGCGTCGACCAGCTCAACGCCGAACTCGACAAGCTTGACGATCGGGTCGTCTCGCCGGAGATCGAGGCCGAGGAAACCGGCGCGGCCGGTGGGCTCACGGCGGGCAAGACGTTCCTGCAAGGGTTCGCGGCGTCGGGCGTCGTCACGGGCATCGCCACCGCCCTACAGGCGGGGTTCGACGTTCGCAAGATGCGAGCCAAGTTCCAGCAGCAGTTCGGTCTACTGGAAGACGACGCTGAACGCCTCGGCAAAGAGGCCGGACAGGTCTACGCGAACGGCCTCGGCGAGTCCGAGGGTGATGTGTTGCAGGCGTTCGGCGTGGTGCAACGTGCGCTCGTCGAGACGGGCCTGATCGCCGACACGGAGACAAAGAACATCTCCCGCGGCGCCCTCAGCATCGCGGAGGTCTTCGGCAAGGACGTTGACGAGACGATCCGCGCTGTCGGGCAGTTGATGAAGAACGGGCTTGCGCCCAACGCTGAGGCCGCGCTCGACGTCATCACCGAGGGGCTGCGTGGCGGCGTCGACCAGGCTGACGACTTCTACGACACCATCAACGAGTACTCGCAGCACTTCGCCGGGTTCGGCTTGTCGGCGCAGGACATGACCGACATCATCACGGCGGGGTTCCAGGCTGGTCAGCGCGACGCCGACAAACTCGCCGATGCGGTCAAGGAGATGCGTATCCGTACAGTGGAGGACACCGCCTCGATCTCGGCGGCATACTCGGATCTCGGCCTGGACGCCGACGACTATCGCGCCACCATCCTTGAGGGCGGGCCCGCGGCTCGGCAAGCCTTCCGTGAGATCCTGGCAGCGCTCAAGCAGGTCGACGATCCGGTGATGCAACAGCGGCTTGCTATCGAGTTGATCGGCACCCAGTACGAAGACCTCGGCCCCACGGCGCTCGACGCGCTCTCGGCGGTCACGGACGGCACGGTCCGGGCGACCGGCGCCACCGAGGATCTGGCCGATGCCATGGAGGACTCAACCTCTGAGGTGGAGAAGCTGAAACGTCGCGTCACTACCGAGCTCAACAAGGCGCTTGAAGAAGCGGCGGGGAAAGCCAACGACTTCATTGAGTCGATGCAGGCCGACGAGATCGAGGCCACGTCGGAGAACATCGACAAGTACCGCGAGTCGCTGGACAAGTTCGGCGTGTCCGCCGAGGAAGCCGACCGTAAAGTCGGGGAACTGGCGACCGAGACGTACGGCCTAGCCGAAGACCTGATTCAGCAGTCGATTGATGCCGCAAAGGCCGACCGGGCGCTCGACGATTGGGCCGGCTCGTTGAAGCAGGCCAAGAGCGACACGGGCGAACTGGTCCGTTCGCTGGGCGAGTTGAAGTCGGCGCTCGACCTTGAGGACGCTCTGTGGCGCGCCGAGGACGACTTCGCCCGAGCGATGGAGGACATCGCCGATTCGTCGGAGAGCCCGCGTCGGGCGATTAACGACATGAAGCAGGCGGTTATCGAGTTCGCCGAGGCAGCCGAGGACGTGCCGGAGGAAGCGGTCACGGAGATCATCTCGTTGATTGACGAGGGGTCGTTCCGTGTCGCTGAGGCCAGGTTGAAGGTGCTCACGGCGCGTCAGACGAAGATCATCGACGTCTACACGCCAGGCCAGTCGTCGATCCCGAACCCCAACGGCACAGTGCCGGGTGGCGCCTCGCTACAGGGCGGCTCATCGGTCGCTGCCAGGGCGCAACTTTCGACGCCGACCAGCAACGTGTCGGTTCCGGTGTCGTTCGCAGGCGCGAACTTCTACGGCGCGCAGATGCCGAAGGACACGATCGATCAGATAGCGAGCGCGATTGAGCGCCGGGTGAGGTTGGGCCAATGAGTATGACCATCGGGCGCGCGTCGCTCTCGACCGACCCGCGCAACATCTCACAGAGCGGCGATCAACTCACGTTCACGATCGACATCAACCCCGGCACGCTGGCTGAGGCGAAGGCGATCCGTCAGCAGTTGCTCGGCTTGACGACGGGCGAGGTCATCCCGGTCACCTGGTCGGGCGACTCGGACTTCGACGGCTTCTACAAGGTCGTTGACGTGCTGGTGACGCCCGATCAGGCGAACTTCCTCTCGTCGGGCTTCATGCGCTCCGTCGTGTCGCTCTCCCGCATCCGCGGCGGGTACGGCGTGGCGACGGCCGAACTCGTCTCGCGGAGGACGACGGACGCCACCGTCGAAACCCTTTCCCCAGGCCATAGTCAGTGGGTGCCAGCGGCGGCAACAGCCGGCACGCCGTGGGGTTCCGCCAGCAACAAGGTTACGCCAGACGGTGAGATGCGTGCGATTGGATCATGGACCGCCACGGGGGCTCAGATCGCGTCCTACCGCATCGCCCCGGCCGACTTCTACATCGGTGCAGCCACGATAGAGGTATACAACGGCTCGGAGTGGGTGCCGGTCGTCGGCAGGCAGGTGCCGCTCGGGTCTGGCCTGGAAGGCGTGCGTCTCAACAACGGTGTGATTCGCGTTGGCTTCGACGCGCAATCAGGCGGGGATCCACGAACCACGATCAGTCGATACAACGGGTCGGGCTACGACGTGCTGCATGAGTGGGAATGGACGTCGGGCGGCGCCGCCACGGTGGTCACCCCTGACGACGAGCCGTACATCACCCGCAACGACGTTGAGGCGGTCTCACTGCTTGTCCCGTTTGCTCGGAATGGCAACACGAAGATGGTCGGGTTCACACTGGAACGGGGCGCGAGTGGACTGCTGATCGGGACTGATCCCGATGGTGGGCAGTTCGATCTCGACTACATCTCACCCGGCGCTGCCGTCTCCGTGGAGTACAGCTCTCACCTGCCAGCAGGGCACAGGGCCACAACTGCCGACGCTGACGGCAACGACTGGTACGGCATCCCCCAAAAAACCGGAAGCTCGGAGAGCCTGGTCGGCCATATCGACATCTCATCAGGCGACCTCATTGAGATCGGCGTCGAAGTCGCTGCCGATGAGGCCGGACGCGGGCTGGTGCTTTCCGAACGCCAGCGGATCATTACATGATTGTCACCGAAGGACTGATGGAGGTTGGCGAGTTCGGGATCGACCTTCATCCCGAAGCGACCAAGTCAGTGCGCGACGAGGTGCGCGATGCGACGCTCTCGCTCGACGGCTTCATTGCCGTGTTCGACGCCCCCACGTCGGTGCCGACGCTCGAAGCGGCGCTGTACGTCGGGAAGCTCACGCAGCGCACCGGCCGATACTCGTTCCGCGGCACGGGTCTCGCTGGCATCCTGCAAGACAACAACAACCTCGGCAAGCACGTAACCACGAACACCGCCTACGCGTCGCAGAGCCTGTCCGACTGGTACAGCGACCTGCTTCCGTTCGGAGGCATCACGAAAGGAACCGTCACCACGACGGGCCTGTCGTCGGTCGCGGCGACGTGGTACATGGGCCTCGGCCTGCGCGAGATGATCGACTTCGTAACGTCATCGGCCGGTGCAGTCTGGACGATCAACACCGAAGGCGAGATGTCCGCAGCGGCACCCGGCACCCTGTTCGGGGACACGCCGAGCGTCATCGTCATGCCCGACCCGACCACCGAGCTCGGCGGCGACCTGGCCGGCGTTCAGGGTGAGGTCGTCGGGTTGCTCGAGGACGCATCGCAGGTCACGAAGCGGATGATCGGCTACGGCGCGGGCACGTCCGATTCGATCGAGGTGTCAACGTCGACCAACTCGGGCACCCTCGCCCGCGGGCTTGACGGCAACGCGTTGCAGATCGACCGCACGATCGACCTGGCGAACTCGGAAGGCTCCGAGCTCACAGCGTTGACCGCTGCGGCGGCGGGCCGATACGACGAACCGCGTCGGGCGTTCATGGTCCGCACCAACTCATCGTCGATCCGCTCCCGTGTGGCGCCTGGCGACCCCGAGTACGTGTACGACCTCGACGCCGACATCGTGGGCGACGACCTGGTGACGTTCGCTGGTCAGCCGATCCGGCCGCTGCTGGTCCGCGTTCAGCGCATCATTTGGAACACGCACCGCGGCCAGGGTGTCTGGCTGTACCGCCCGAACGAATCCAACCCGTGGACCGACCTCACGAACTCGGTACCCGAGCGTGATGGTGCTGACACGGCGCTGGCTGAGTGGTACGTCTCCACCGACCTCGGGGCTGCGGACCTCATCAAGACCGTGAGCCCTGATCGTGTGACCGTGCAGCGCCCCGACGCGCCACTGGTCGACCCTTCGGCGGGGTGGGGCAACCCTGGCACCGGTACAGCCGAATGGGAGGTGCTCGAGATGGGGGAAATCATCGACCGCGAGCGCAACAACGAACCCGGCGATGGGCCGACGACTGCGGAGAAGATCGAAATGACACGCGAGCAAGGCAACGGCATCCGATGAGCGTTTACGACCGGGCCGTGTCACCCGACTTCCTCCCGCTCGACGGCTCCGAAGCAATGACCGGCGACCTCACCGTGACATCGACCGGCGACGCGGCGATCACGATCGAGGCCGACACCGACAACGTGAGCGAGGACGACAA